TAGTTTCGCCTTTGGCGAACTTAAGCTTATGGAAGGATCCGCTAAAATCATCTCTCTTATCGCAAGAGACGAAAACCAACACCTAGCCATTACTCAGAATATTCTGAACAAATGGCGTGATGGTGATGATCCAGAAATGAAACAGATTATGAAAGAAGAGGAAGAGTGGACATATGCTATGTTTGATCGTGCAGTAAATGAAGAAAAGCGTTGGGCAGATTACCTGTTCAAAGATGGAAGCATGATTGGACTAAACGATAAACTTCTTCAACAATACGTTGAGTGGATTGCTAATAGAAGGTTAAAAGCAATAGGACTAAAACCTCAATACGATATTTCAGCAAACAATAATCCACTTCCTTGGACACAGCACTGGATTTCCTCTAAAGGTCTCCAGGTGGCTCCCCAGGAAACGGAGCAGGAAACATACATAGTCGGTGGAATCAAACAAGATATGAAATCAGATACTTTCTCTGGTTTTAGATTGTAATTTAAGACTGAAGTTGAGTGTTGTATAAATAAATATAACTCCACTTCAGTCTTAAAATGAACAATTATATTCTTTACTACTACTTAAGGGAGGACTTTTGTTCTCCCTTTTATGTTGGTTATGGAAAACCAAGAAGAATACACGCAAAACATTTGAGAAGTAATGGAGCAAATCTATTACCATCAAGAGAAAGAAGGTGGGTTGTAAAATCTGGTTTATCTAAAGAAGAAGCAATAGAGTTGGAAATAAAACACATAGCACTTTGGAAAAGAGAGTGTGATGGTGGAGTTTTATTAAACCAAAATTTGGGTGGAGAAGGAAAACCTGGAGGACAAAAAACAAGAGGATTTAGTGGAAGAAAACATAGTGAAGAAAGTAAGAAAAAAACTTCATTAAAGGTTGCTGGTAAAAATAATCCAAGATCTAAAAAATATACATTCGTATCTCCAGAAGGAAAAGAGTATATTGTAGAGGGTGGAGTTAAAAAGTTTTGTAAAAAGATAGGAATAACTTATGATGCGGTTTTGGGAAAGAAAAGTAAAAACACAAAAGGATGGTGTATTATAAATACCTAAAAAGTATTTGTAAAAATGGACGCACAAGAACTTCGCAATCTTCAAGAAGCATATTTGGAAGTTGTTGAAAATCAGTTGGGTGAAGAACAATCCCCTATCCCTAGGGGAACACCTATGAATAAAAGGTGGCCATATATAAGTAACAAGGATCCTGAATTTCAAACTGCCTTAGATAGAGTAAATAAAAAGAAATCTAAAAAGAAAGATGTAAGTGCTGAAAGTTATGATTACTACGACATCATCCTTTCACATTTACTTGATGAAGGATATGCTGAAACACCAGAAGCAGCAGAGGCTATTATGGTGAATATGAGTGAAGAGTGGAGAGATAGTATTATTAATCTGTAATAATATAAAAAAACTTTATAGATAGGGAAGAGAAATCTTCCCTTTTTTTATGCCTAAAAATCAACTGACTAAAGACGAATTAAAGGTTCGTGTCTTAAAATTAAAAGAGAGATTATACCAAGACCAACCAGGTTGGGACTCCAAAGCACTCGCCAATAAATATCTCAACGAAGTTCTTGATATAATTGATGAGTACAGATATTGACTATGAGAACCCTTGGTTATATAATGAGAAACCTTTTATCAGTGCTGATATTGGAGAATACTTTGGATTTGTCTATCTAATAGAAAATAAACTGAATGGTAGAAAATACATAGGAAGAAAGTATCTCTGGCAGTTTAGAACACCAAAAGGTAAAAAAAGAAAGGTAAAATCAGAATCTAATTGGAAGGATTACTATGGGTCTTGTCCAGAACTTAAAGAAGACATTGACAAATTTGGCAGAGAAAATTTTAGTAGAACTATCTTATCATTACATAAAACAAAGGGCAAAACAAACTACGAAGAGACGCGACAACTCTTCATCAACAATGTCCTCACCGAAGGACTTGACAATGGAGAACCAGCATTCTACAATTCAAATGTCTTGTCCCGATACTTCCGAAAAGATTACTATGGCAACAACGACTGAAGATATTGTTGCACATGTGCGAGAGTGGTCTCTTGACCGTGCTGCGGATATGAGCATTGACAAAGAAGATGCGAGAGCGATTCTTGCAGAATTTTATGAGTGGATTGAACCTGATGGTGATGAACTTGAGATTGTTTCTTTAGAACCTGAAGATTGACAATCCATAAATACTCACTTATAATGTTAAGATTCGCAACTATGTGAATCTTTTTTATTATGAGACTTTGATTTTGATTTAGAGCCGTGGAAGATGCCCTTTGAGAAAAGGGTGGACCCCTCTTCTATACGGATGTAGAGTTCAATTAAATTTAATGCTTTTTAAAACACTTTCAATTCTTGCCATTGCTACTGCAGGACTAGCACCCCTTCAAGCAAAGGCAGCGAGCGGATGTTCCCTCGCATCACATTATGGAGTTGGTGATGGATATCACGGGCAGACAACTGCCAATGGCGAAAGATACAATGCTTATGGAAATTCAGTAGCACATAAGTGGCTTCCTTTTGGGACCAGATTGCGTGTAACCAATCAATCAAATGGAAGATCCGTAGTTGTGCGTGTAAATGATCGCGGTCCTTATATCGCGGGTAGAGACCTTGACTTGTCTTATGGTGCATTCTCTACTATTGCTTCACCCAGTCAAGGTGTGGCTAGGATTTGCTACTCGCGTGTATGATTGACTAAAAACTGAATAATAAATAGAGGAGAGCGGTTGCTACTCCTCTTTTTTTTATGTTCAATTTTAACTTCGGAAAGAAGAAACCAGATAAGAAGCAGATAATCCTTATAAGCATCGTACTCAGTGGTATCGTAGCAACCCTCTCTCAATGCACGGGAGCGTCTCCAGAGCGCCTCTGGGACCTCCTAGACGAGGTTCAGAGGACTCTGTTCCCACAGACCATAATCAACGATGTCCTGCTCCAGGATCCTGGTGTGGTGGACAGGAGAGTTGAGAGAGATGTGGATAAAGCAATCAGAGAGTATGAACGCTTGACAAGAGACTCAGAACCACCTAGAGTACCTTTGCCCAGGTTGATCGAGAGGCCTCTAGATACTTCTAAGTGTTATACTGAAGAGTGTAAGAGACTTGGAGGTGAAATGAGACTCTGTGCTCCATGGGTTGACGATTGTACCCAAGAACCTGTAAAATAGAATATGCCGTGGTTCAAGACTTAAGATAAGATGCAGTGGGGCGCTTATCAAAAAGGATTGATTTAGATTCACAACCACACGGCACCCACTTGACAATCAAATCCTGAACTGGTATGATTGTCTCATGAGTTTTGAAGGTCTAAACTTCATGTAAATCTCACCCCTCCCATGCCTCTCAACGATGCACAAACAGGGAGGTCTCTTATGCCTCAGTAACTCAGTGGACAAGAGTATCCGCCTTCTAAGCGGTTAGCCGTTGGTTCGAATCCAACCTGAGGCGCTTGGAGTTTATCTCCATATATAAAAGTGATAGAGGGTAAGCCTCTGTTATGTCCTGATGAGGTATATTACGCTTACTCCATCAAAATGTAGGAAGTGCAATCCCTCTCGCTGGTTACGACTAGATGAAGGAAAAGGTGATTCTGTCCGCACATAGAGATCCCTCCTACCACCAAGTCGATGTGGCGTAATTGGTAGCCGCGTATGGTTTAGGCCCATATGGATTAATCCGTGAAGGTTCAAGTCCTTTCATCGACACTTGACAATCAAACTAAAATAGTTTATGATTGTCTCACAAGCGGAGTTAGTTCAGCGGTAGAACGCTATCCTTCCAAGTTAGATGTCGTCGGTTCGATTCCGATACTCCGCTCTGAACCTTTTGGTTCTTATTCTCTTATAAATATGATTAACATATTAAGTTAATCACTATGAGAGACCAACAAAAACTAAAGAAAAATGTAGGAAACTGGAGAAAAAGAACTAAAGAACTGCTTGTTGAATATAAAGGAGGCAAGTGTGAATTTTGTGGTTATAATAGATGTTTTGAAGCACTTGAGTTTCACCACATAGACGAAACTACAAAAGAGTTCCAAATTTCTGGTTCTACAAAATCTTTGGAAAAACAAAAGAAAGAAGCAGATAAATGTTATATGTTATGTGCCAATTGTCATAGAGAACTCCACGCTGGATTTACAATCTATCACAAACCTTCTTTTGTAAATATTCCCCAATAGTTCAGTGGTAGAACTCAAAACTGTTAATTTTGCTGTCCCTCGTTCGAATCGAGGTTGGGGAGTTGAAAGGGTTGGAAATGTCCGATTCTTTCAAATTGGTTCTGGGTGCAATTCCCAGTAGTTCTGTTAGGAACTGTCCTTTGTAGGTTCGATACCTACATCTTCCTTATGGGAGATAAGAACGGCTATTGGAAACCACTTCCTCTGTTAGTCTATTGGTAAGGACGGGTGGACAACACACATGGAAACTAGGTTCGATTCCTAGACAGAGGCAAAGGGCGATTAGCTCAGCGGTAGTAGCGTCTCCCTTACAAGGAGAATGTCACTGGTTCGAATCCAGTATCGCCCATTATATAAATACTCAAAAAAGAGTAAGATGGAAACACTATACAAACTACTTTCTGATACTCAAGCAAGTCTTTTCGTTCTGTTTCAAAAGACTTGGGTATATCACTGGAATGTTGTTGGTGATGACTTTAAACAGTTTCATGATCTCTTTGGAGAACAGTATGAAGCAATGTTTGAAGAGATTGACAGAGTAACTGAACATATGAGATACTTAAATGTAAAGCCAGTTCCTACTCTTTCTAGAATTACTGAAGTTTCTCATATCTCAGAAGCAAATAGTGGACTAGATACTATGGGTATGGTTCGTGATTTGTTAGAAGGAAATCAAAAGATTGTTGAACTTCTAACTCAAGTATCAGAAGAAGCAGAAAATCAAAAATCAAAAGGTACAATTAATCTTGTTGATGATTTGAATGAAGCACATGGTAAATTTATTTGGATGTTAAGATCCTTTACACAATGAAGAAAAAGACATTTAATAAACTGATTCAAAAACCTTTGAGGTTTCACCATCAAGATATTCATGAAGAACTCGATGAAATGAAATTACAATTATTAGAGATAAGGAGACTATTGGAAAATGTTAATAGTGAGATGCCGAGATTGCAACAGAGAGATAACCAGCACGAATAAGACACAAGTGTGTGGTTGTCCAAATATGATGACTGTTAAAGGAGACAGTGTTTCAGCTGTTGACTTAAGTAGAGTAGTTATGGTAAACTCTACACAGAAAGAACAAAAGAATGTTCTGACTTCTCAAGATATTGCCTGGCAAGAGGCAAGAAGACAACGCAAAGTTCGTAAATTGGACTTTGAGATTCGTTGAACTTAATATTGGAAAGGTGGCCGAGTGGTTTAAGGCGTTTGTCTTGAAAACAAAAGAGGTGAAAGCCTCCGGAGGTTCGAATCCTCTCCTTTCCGTTATATAAGATACCAAATTAATATTTTATTTGGTTTTCTGTATCGTAGTGTTACAAAACACTGACAATTGATTGACTTTCAAAAACTTGTGATTAGTATATAATAGTAATACGAATCGCAGACATGGATCAACACACCTATAATAATTGGGTGAAGATCAAGGAAACTTTCGAATCTTCTGGAAATACTGACAACATGTTCTACAAGAGAGCAGTTCAAATAGTTAAAACCAGAATAGATCCTCTCGCAAAATTTTTGGGAGATGAGAAGTGATGGAACCTGGTGATGAGTTTATCAGTCGTTCTGAAGTTCAAGAGATGATTGATGCTGCTATTGACAAACACAATAAAACTGCTACAATGATATCAGCAGCAATCGGTTCGGTTCTGCTGTTCTTCTATGCCCATGGCGTCATTGCTATTATAGATAGAGTACGATG